GTTGAAAGACCAGCAGGTTATAATCCAGCACCATCAGATCCGATGAGTGATGCTCCAGAAATAGAAGTGGAAGCAGCAATAGGAGAAGAAGTTATAGAGAATCCAGATGGATCAGTAACATTTGGTGAGGAAGCAGTAGTCGAGGAGCAAGTTCCTTTCGGCGCTAACCTTGCAGAATTATTAGATGATAATATTCTTAATTCTATTTCAGAAGAATTACGTTCGCAGATTGAAGATGATAAAGCATCAAGGGATGAATGGTTTTTTACATACACAAAAGGTTTAGATCTTTTAGGATTTAAACATCAAGAACGATCACAACCGTTCCAAGGAGCAAGCTCCGTGACCCATCCACTTTTATCCGAAAGTGTAACAGCATTTCAATCACAAGCTTATAAAGAATTATTACCAGCAGGAGGACCTGTAAAATGTAACGTGGTGGGTGAAGAAAATGCAGAGACAGAAGCACAAGCACAACGTGTAAAAGAATACATGAATTATTTAATCTTGGATGAGATGGAAGAATATGATGCGGACATGGATCAGTTATTATTTTTCTTACCACTTGCAGGTTCAGCATTTAAAAAGATTTATTACGATGCAGGATTAGAGAGACCAGTTTCCAAATTTGTTCCAAGTGAAGATTTAATTGTTCCTTACTTATCTACAGATTTAGCATCTGCGGAACGAGTAACACATATTGTCAAGATGACAAAAAATGAAATTAAAAAAGCACAAGTTGGAGGATTGTACCGAGATGTAGAATTACTAGATCCAACAATGGAAGAATCAAAAGTTCAAGAAAAATATAATCAGTTAGAAGGTGTAAGTCCAGTTAACTACGATGAGATGTATCAATTGTTTGAGTCGCATTGCGATTTAGACATAGAAGGTTTCGAAGATAAAGACGAGCAATCAGGTGAACCTACAGGTATAAAGATTCCGTATGTTGTTACTATTGATGAGGGAAGCGGAAAAATCTTATCCATCTATAGAAACTACAGAGAAGACGATCCTCTTAGGAAAAAAATACCATACTTCATTCAATATAAATTTTTACCAGGCCTTGGTTTTTATGGTTTTGGTCTTATTCATATGTTGGGGGGTTTGTCCAGGACTGCTACGTCAGCACTCCGTCAACTCATTGATGCGGGAACATTATCTAATTTACCAGCAGGATTTAAAGCAAGGGGAATTAGAATTGCCGATGATGATAGTCCATTACAACCAGGAGAGTTTAGAGACATAGACGCACCGAGTGGAGACCTTCGACAAGGTTTAATGCCACTTCCCTATAAAGGACCAGATCAAACTTTATTTTCATTATTAGGTTTTGTTGTTGATGCAGGAAAAAGATTTGCTGCTGTAGCTGATCAAAAACTAGGAGAAGGTTCACAAGCTAATCCAGTTGGTACAACAATGGCTCTATTAGAGCAAGGTACAAAAGTGATGAGTGCTATTCACAAAAGATTGCATTACTCACAAAAGAAAGAATTTAAAATTTTAGCAAGAATCATTCAAGATTACTTACCACCAGAATATCCGTATGCTGTTGTAGGTGGTAATCGTATGATTAAGCAACAAGATTTTGATAATCGTGTAGATATTATTCCGGTAAGCGATCCCAATATATTTTCAATGGCGCAACGTATTACGTTAGCCCAAACACAATTACAACTAGCACAAGCGAACCCCCAAATACACAATCAATATGAGGCCTATAGACGTATGTATCAGGCAATGGGGGTACAAAATATTGACGCTATTCTTCCACCTCCTCCAAAACCGATGCCTATGGATGCAGCGATGGAGAATTCACAGATGTTAATGCAAAAACCAGCGGTGGCATTTCCACAACAAGACCATACAGCTCACATTGATGCACATCGTGCCTTTATGTCGACGTATTTAGTTAAGAATGCGCCCCCTATTTTGTCATTAATTCAATCTCATATCTCTAATCACATAAGTGAATTAGCAAAAGAAGAGGTAATGGCAGAGAATCAAGCACAAATACAACAAGTAACAGCACAATATGGTGGTCAATTACCTCCAGAACTGCAACAACAGTTTGAAATTGAGATTGCAAAACAAGTTTCTGTACGAGTTAAACAATTAACAGAAGAAATGGTAGCAGAAGAACAAGAATATTTAGAAGGAATGAACAAAGATCCTCTTGTTGAACTAAAAGAAAAAGAATTAGGGCTGCGTGCAGAAGAATTAGAGCTACGAGCACAGAAAGATGGAGAAAAACAAGGACTAGATGAAGAAAAATTTGTAGTAGGTACTGCCCAAGAACAAGAAAAAATAGATAATGCAGATAAACATGCAACAATTAGGGAAGGAATACAGTTGACAAAGGTAATGGAACCGTCCAAACTGAGAAATAAGTATTGATATGACTCATATGACTCCCGCTGAAGAAAAATTACAAAAGTATTTTGATAAACTTTTGCTTTTAGTAGAAAATACTTCCCAAAATGAAGAAGATAGTATACTTTTAGCTGGGGCTATGATGAGTGTTGCACGCATTCTCTATTTTGATAATTTATCAACTAGAGAATCCGAGCATATCATAGAACATAACACTCGTGATTTTATTCAATTGATAAAACCCACGATACATTAGGAGAAAAAAATGGCATTAGATAACCCAAAACCAAAATTTATCAATGGATCTAAATATCCAAATGCAAAAATGACTGTGTCTACTGATATGAATCCTTATGCAGGGTCTAATGTCAATAAAACACAAATAGCAGATGTTTATTCTGCAACAATGGAAGGACCAAAAGTAAAAGCTAACTTAGGTTCAGGACCAAAAGGTCAACGCAGTAAAATGCAAATTAAAAAAGTTCCTTTTAAAGGGACATTCTGATATAACTTTTTTGTAAAAGGAGGTCTTATGAATTTAATTAAAGATCTATGGGCACACTTGAAAGAGTGGTCGGACTGGAAAATGAAGGACTGGATAAAAGCCGGTATAGTAGCTATTATTGTACTGATTGTTCTTAGTCAGTTAACTGGAGGAGCAGCTTAGACGATGGTCTGGCACCTTCTAGCAAAACCCCTCCTCGGCGTGGCTGCGGATACAGTTCGCGGCTTCGTCGAGACCAAAAAGGCTAAGGCCGAATTGAAGGTTACCGAAATTAAAGCTGCCACTAAGTTAAAAGAAGATCAAATTGCCGGGAAAATAAAATGGGAAGCATCTGCCGTAGACCAAATGAAAGGGTCGTGGAAAGACGAACTAATTTTAATTTGTCTTTTGGCTCCTGCAACTCTCGTATTTTTTCCAGGAATGACTGTACATATAGAAGCTGGGTTTATTGCCTTGCAACAACTTCCGGATTATTATAAACATTTATTATATATCGCCTGTTCAGCTAGCTTCGGCATCAAGGCTGGAAAAGGTGCAATGGGTTTAATTAAGAAAAAATAATGGCAAAGAAATTAAATATAAAAAAAGCAATTAAGAAACCAGGTGCATTGAGAAAATCACTTGGTGTTAAAAAAGGGAAAAAGATTTCAAAGAAACAATTAGATAAAGCTGCGAAAGCAGGAGGTAAATTAGGGCAACGAGCACGATTTGCAAAAACATTAGCAAAATTAAGGAAGAAAAAATAATGGCTAAAAAAGGTTTATATTATAATATTAATAAAAGAAAAAAGGCCGGTACTAGTAGGTCAAAGAAAAAATCTACTATCAGTAAAAAAGCTTATGCTAATATGAAAAAAGGTTTTCCTAAAAAGAAAAAATAATGCCTTTTAAATCTGAAAAGCAAAGAAAATATTTATTTGCTAACAAACCTGAAATAGCAAAACGTTGGGCTAAAGATTATAAACACGGAGGATTTATTACAGTAACGCCTAAAGGGTTTGGACGTATGCTTAAAAACAAAAGACCAAAGACAAGGATATATATATGAACATGGATAGATTACTAGCTTCCGTAAAAAAACACGAAGGCTACAGAAACAAAGTATACCTCGACACCCTAGGTAAGAGAACCGTGGGCGTAGGGCACCTCTGCGTTGAAGACTTTTGGGAAGATGACAAAGAGTATGAAGAAAAATTTTTGATGACCATATTAGAACATGATCTACAATCAGCAATCAAAGGTGCTAAAGATTTAATATCAGAAAATGGTTGCACTGACATTGACGAAATAGCAGAGGAACTAATTATAGAAATGGTATTTCAGCTTGGAAAAAATGGGGTCTCGAAGTTCCGTAATATGTGGAAACACTTATCAGCACTCGAATATTCTTCGGCAGCATCAGAAATGTTGGACTCACGCTGGGCAAAACAAACCCCCAATCGGGCACAAGCAATGAGTGCACAAATGGCTAGTTTAACCTAATGGCAGATATAGTAACGATTGTAGAGTATTTAAAAAAATCAATAAAGACTAGACAAGATCAACTCATTCAAGTTATAACCGGAGATGTAAAATCACTAGAGGAATATAAATTTCTTTTAGGGAAGATACATGCAAATAGAGAAACAATACAGGAACTCACGGACCTGCTAAACAAACAGGAGCAATATGAAGACGAAATCGCAGATCAAAAAAGACGCTGATATTATAGATATCAACGAAAAACCTTACACAACAAAAAAAGAAGTAGAAAAAGTTCCAGAGCCAACAGGTTTTAGAATTGTTTTGTTTCCTTTATTGTTGGAGAAAAAAACAAAAGGAGGATTACACTTAACAGATGAAACTGTAGCAGAAGCACAAATATCTACAAATGTTTGTAAAGTTTTAAGAGTGGGTCCAGATGCCTATAAAGATAAAGATAGGTTTCCTAATGGTGCTTGGTGTAAAGAAAAAGATTGGGTGCTTATTACAAAATATGCGGGTTCTAGAATTCGTATTGATGGAGGAGAACTGAGAATAGTGAATGATGATGAAATACTGGCAGTCATTGATCATCCCAAAGATATACTGCCAGCAAGTTTATTTTAGGAGAAATATATGGCTAAAGAAAAAATGGTTCCTTTAGATGTAACGGGAAATCCTGTTGAAGTCACATTGAAAGATGAAGACATAAAAGAAGAAGTTCCTGTAGAAGAAAGTAACATAAGAGAAATTGTCGAAGAAGAAACTCCTCAAGAAGTTGAAACTAAAGAGGCGGAAGAAACAGAAGAAGAAACAAAAGAGGCTCCTCAAGAGGAGGAAGCTGATCCATATAAAACAGATGATCTACAAGATTATAGCAAAGGTGTTAAAAAACGAATTAACAATCTTGTTGGTCGTATGCGAGAAATGGAAAGAGCATATAAAGATGTTCAACAAGAAAATTTAGACCTTAAAAAGAAATATACAAATGTTGGTAAAGGCTATGTATCTGAATATGAAGGTAGAGTAAATTCAGCGGCGGAGGCGGCTAAAGCTAAACTTAAAAAAGCAATTGAAGATAATGATACAGAGGGTCAAGTTGCTGCCCAAGAACAATTAGCTCAAGCTAAAGCAGATGCTACTCGACTGGGAACAATGAAACAAGCCCAACAAAATGATGAAAAAATTTATAGCACTCAAGCATCACAAACCCAAGAAACTCAAGCCGAAATTCCTCAACAAATTGATACAAGAGCAGAGGAATGGGCTTCAGAAAATGAATGGTTTGGTAATGATGAAATCATGACAGGGGCTGCTATGGCTCTACATAATCGCTTAGTAACGCAAGAAGGATTTGACCCGACGAGCGATGAGTACTATAATGAAATTAATTCTCGTATGAGAAAAGAGTTCCCTCATAAGTTTTCTAATGGTAAAGCTACTGAGGAGAAAAAAACCGAAACGAAGCAGCCCGTTCAGACTGTTGCGTCGGCCGTACGAAAAACTAAATCTGGACGCCGAGTCGTGAAGCTCACACCTTCACAAATAGCAATAGCTAAGAGACTTAACGTGCCACTTGAAGAATATGCTAAATACGTGAAGGAGTAGTCATATGAGTATAGAAAATAAAAAAAAGACCTCACGCAAAACGGAAACCCGTGAGTTAGAAACTCGAAAAAGAGGTTGGGTTCCACCATCTAATTTAGATGCCCCTGAACCACCAGAAGGTTTTCACCATCGGTGGGTAAGATTTGAGTATAGAGGTACTTCAGACGATAAGAATGTAACCGCTAGAATTAGATCTGGATACGAACCTGTGAGAGCAGATGAATATCCTGACAGGTTAGATTTACCACACTTAACAGATGGTAAATTTAAAGGTGTTATTGCAGTAGGTGGATTAATGTTAATGAGATGTCCAATTGAAACTAAAGAAGCAAGAGATGAATATTTTGCTGATTTAACAAGTGATCAACAGAAATCTGTTGATAACGATTTAATGAGAGAAGAACATCCATCAATGCCAATCTCCCAAGATAGACAATCACGGGTAACATTTGGTGGTAATAAAAAATCTTGATGGTCAGGATCTATATTACTACTATTTTGTCTAAAGGAGACATATTATGGCTAATATAGATGCAGCATTCGGTCTTCGTCCTTACGAAAAATCCGGATCAAACTATAATAACCAAGGCATTAATGCGTATCCTCTTAACTTCGATGGCTTAACTACTGGTTCAACAAGTAAAATTTATACTGGTACACCGGTAATACCTCTAGCTGGCGGATTAATAGATTTACCAGGAAATGCTAATGGCGGTACAGTTCCTTTGTTAGGCGTTTTCATGGGTTGTAAGTATATTGCAACTGATGGAACTCCAACTTGGGCTTCATACTGGCCAGGTTATGCAGCGGTTAAAGCTTCAATAT